AGAGTATGACGAAGGAGAATACAAGCGTCCCAATGTGCGGACATTTGATTTGTAAAGGTTGTAGGGAAAGGGTGGAACTCTGCCCTATATGCCGTAAGAAATATTAAAACCAAAACCAAAACCAAAATAAAAAGAGTGGGATAGTTCCCCCTTTTTTTATTACCCCACAACCCAAATTAGCCCAAATTTGCGAATAAATAAAAAATTGAAAACTATTTTATTGAAAAGATTATAAGCATACTAAAACAACAAGTCGTTAAATTAATTACAAGAATGGAGCAAGTCGCTATTATTACCAAGTTGGTTGAGGAAATGATTGCTATGAATTGTGGTGAGAGGGAAATGGCTCATTTCATTTTGAACTTGGATACTGCCGTGAAAACCTTGACCTATATCAAGGAGGACACACCAAGACAAATGGCTCGGGATTTGAAGTGGGAGGCGGGAAGAGCAGAGAGGGAGGCGAAGGAAGCGAAGGAAAAAGAGGAGAAGAGATTGATACAGGAGAGACAGGAGGAGTATAAGAAAGAGGCACAGCGAGAACGCAGAAGAGAACTTTATCAGTTGAAGAAAGCCGAGAAGAACGCAAGGTTGGAACAACCTATGTGCCTCGCTGACTTGGATATGTTGCTTGACGAGAAAGAGAAACAGATTAGAAAGGCAGAGGACAAGGAGGAGGAACAGATTAGAAAGGCAGAGGAAAATGAAGAGAAACGCAAAAGAAAGGTAGAGGACAAGTGGGTTAGAAAGGGTGGGGAGAAGCCAGAGTGGATTGGAGAGGGCGGAGTAGCACAGGCGTAGAGTATTAGTAGTATTAGTAATATATTAAATAAAGAGAGGGCATACCCTTTTTTATTGAAAGCCCAGCCCTTTTTTGCCCTAATTTGATATTGTGTATAAAATTGATTTGCTTTTTCACAATTATATTAAGAGTATCAAAGCAAAGCAATAGCATAGCAATCAAAGCAAAATGGCGGTAATCAACAGAGAGGCACTTATCAAGGAATACAAGGCAAACCAAAGTCGCAAGGGAGACGACGATATTGGTTTCACTTGGGTAGTCAAGGCAAACCATATTAGTTTGGTGAATTGGACGGAAATGGCGGAGCAGGTAAATCAGTGGAAGGATTTGAAGAATGGCGGTGTGAGGGAGGTTCGTGCTTACGATTACAACAACAAGGAGTTTGTGGTTGAGGGCAAGAAGTGGTATGTCTTAATCGTTCAACACTACACGAATGACGAAATGGAAGACGAAGCAAACATTATGTGCCCTGTCTCCCTAATGCTCTTTGGGACTATGGTTAGTGGTATGACCTATGCGTTTGAAGAAGCGAGTGTGAGAGACGAGTTCTTTGACGCTATTAACGATAAGAAAGGCGGGCTCTACTGCCTACGAGACCAAAAAACCAAACAGGAGTTCCCCCGTTGCGGTGTGTGCGGTAAGTTTTGCGAATGCTTTTACGGACACAACCCCTTTCCCATTGCTTTCAATAATGACGACGATAGAAAAGTAAGAGTGTGCGATAAGTGTAATGCGGAGGTAGTAATCCCTGCTCGTATCCTCGCCAACCAGACCGCACGAGCAATGAGGGAGGAGGAGAAGGAGAAAATCGCAACAGCGACGGCAACCGAACTGATTAACGCCGACGACATTGCTCCCCCCAAGCAAGAGAAAGTCAAGACAAAGGCGGAACTCAAAAAGGAGCAGACCCGCAACGCCAACAAGGCAAAAGCGGAGGAGAAGAAGTTGAAGGAGGAGCAAGACCGCCTTTCCGCTCTCGCCTACGCCAAGAGCCAAGCGGACAAGAAAAAGAAGGCAAGAGAGGTCGCAATCAAGAAACAAAAAGCGTGGCTCAAAGAGGGGGAGAAGTTTCTGGCGGAGTTGGAGAAGTTAAATGAGGAGGAGGCGTAGATAGGCATTATATAATTAAGATTTAAACAAAGATTGGAGGGGTTTTAGTCCCTTTTTTCTCTTAAAGGGGGTGTTGGACGGATACTGGACGCTTGGACGCTTGGACGCTTATATATGTAGTATAAAGAGTTTCTCACGGGAAAGCCATTTTGAAAAGTGGAATTTGTAGAAAAAAAGGTATTTTCAAAAGTGATTTTTCACAGAAAACTTTTGGAACGACAAGTGTCCCGCCCAATCCGTCCAACCCGTCCAGCAAAAAAAGAGGCAACAAGCCCCCCCCCTTTTTTTTTAGAATGGAAAATCCTTATATAACACCTCACTAATTCCTACTATTCTCCTGTTATTTTTTGTAGTAAATATATGATAATTTTTGCCGTTCGCCTTTATATTAAAGTGCGGACGAACTCGGTCGGTTGCCTCACCTGAACTATAATGAACTGGATTTACAACCTCTATTGTAAAGCCAAAAGTCCCAATTAAATATTTCGCTGTCTCTGTATCCCTTACAGAGAACTCGTGTAAGCACGCAATAATATTTTCTCTGTGAGTGTAAAAGTTTAAAACACCAGTATCCACTGCGTTCGTATCATAATCGTAGTTCCCAGTAAATACGACCGATTGCTGATAAACCCCAAACACATACCCACAAGTTTTTTTAACTACGCAAGACATTCCTACTAATTTTGATACTAACAGAATTTATAAAAGGCAAATCATTTTTTTTTAGAACCTCTTTTTTGCCCTAATTTAAGATTTATTAAAAAATTGAAATCAAATTTACCAAACTGATTATAAGTATCAAAACAACAACAAGTGTTAATCAAGAATGCCTTTTACTCCCCAACAGATTTCAAGGGGTGTCGCATGTTGCGACGAGCGTATTGCCTCTATCCAATCCAAGTTGGATAGTTGGAAGGTGTATGGTAGGGTGCTGGGACTTGTGTCCCTTAAAATGGAGGACAAGAATGCCGAGAAAATGAAGAATTACGAGAACAATATTCAACTTGTCAAGGTGGAGAAGTTGATATACCAATCACTCGCCAAGAGCGGAAATGGTGCTATATTCCCAAAACTATTCCAAAAGTATAGCGACCTAATGGCGATTTCCTATGATATTTCGGGCAATATGGTTCGCCTTGACGGGGTTGAGGAACAAGAATACTTGGAGTATTGTGCCTCGTCTTTGAAACAGCGTGAGTTTATCCATATGGTTTGCTTGCTCGGCGAAAAGATAGAGGGCGAGAATAAATAAAACAAAAAAAATAAAAAGAGAGGGTAATGCCCCCTTTTTTTATTTGTGTTTATTTGTGTTTATTCCTTTTTTAACAATTCTTCAATTCTTTTGGATTGGATATTGTCGTATATAAAGTTCATATACTCACTATCGTAAATACCGCCAATACCAATACTCATATCCACTTCAAACTCCGTATCAAACCATTTCCTTTGTGGTAATGAATTGTTGTAATCCTCAACCCACTTGCGTCGCAAACAAAGCCCCTTTGGTGTAATATCGTCCATTTCTCCGTCGCTGTCGTCGTCGCTTTCCTCCTTCTCCTTGCGAAAGCAAACCTCGCTACAATAACATTCGCTCTCTTCCTCGTCGTAATAATGCGGGTCGCCCAAATCAAACTCCTCACCGCAGAACCCGCACATTCGGTTTGTGAAGTCGTCTTGGTCTCGTTTGCCGTCGTTGCTGTCCCAGATAATTTCGTAGCCCCACTCGCAGTCGTCGCTGTCTTCACTTTCCCAAGCCCCCCACGCTTTCGTAATAAAGTGAGCCAATATATCGTAATCCTCCACATACAGCATTAAAGCGTCCCAATCTGCTCTCAACTCCTCCTCACTATTCCATTCCCACTTTCCGCAAGGAAGTTCGGCGAAATCCACATTACCACTCGCCCACTCCATTCTCAATTGATATTTAAACTCCATTGTTGTTCTTTTGATATGATACTATTGCTTATCAAATCAAACTTCAACTTTTATTTCAATTTTTTATCAGCACCCGATTTTGCCCTTAAAGTCGTCATTTTCGGTAATAATTGTTTTTGGGTCTGCGGGGACACTGGGGTCTTTCACAACATTCATACCTTTCATTTCAACGGGGGTGCGTTTCTCTGGGTCGGCACTGCGGAAAAAGTTTTTCAGCAAGAACTCGTTTTTCAAGTGGTCGCAACTCTTACTCAAATCGTCAAAAATATCGGTGAATTCACCTGCGTCGTGGTATAGGTCGCCTGACCTACTCTCTGCCGAATTAATGTAATGTAAAAATGCTAAACAATACCAACCACAGGCGGAATTCATTAGGGACTGAATATCCTTTGTAGCATACGGCAGTTTCATACCGCAAAACTCCTCCACAATGGTAGGTGGGGGCATTCCAAAACTATCAAAGTATAGACCCTCCGTTTTGTCGTTGGGATATTTATTGACTTGAAAGCAAGTGTAATGCGAACCTTGATTGCGTTCGCCGTCCTCGTCAAACTCGTCCTCCATATTAATTATATAGGACTTGTTGTATTTGATTTTTCGCCCTTTGAGTTCGTCCTTGAAGCCAATAAAAGTCAAAGGCACTCTCATTCGTTTCGCTAAATCTTTGATTTGAGTATCAGTGAGCGACATTTATATATTAAGCCAACATTTTATTTCCGCCTAAACGACGAAAATCACCAAAGTAATTGGTCGGCGTAATAACCCGCTGAACCGACTTTGTGTCTATCTTTCTCGTGGCGAAGTTTGTAAAGTGCTTGGCGTTTCTTTGCGTATTCCAGTCCTTTTTCAGCAGTATAGGTAGGAAAATCTTTATACCCAGCACCCCCAGCGTAAGTGATAAATAGCCCATTCTTATCATAGACCTCTATTTTCTTTTTGGGATTGTCGCTTGGAAATACCTGAACTCCCAATCTTTTTGCCTGTTTCTTGGTATAGTCGGTAATGTGATACAGACCAGACCCTTTGGCTTTGAATGCGGGTAGGTTCGCTTCGCCCTTAATATCTTGTTTCAATGCGATTTGCTCCCTTGCGTTCTTGGGGTCAATTTCGTCGGCAGTCAATGGCGTTTCCTTACTGACCCTCGTGTGCGGACGATAAACGGGATAATCTTGACCGCCAATATCGCCCCAATCCTCTTTGAACCACCGCCCGAGATTTTTGGGCTGGTTGTCGTCTTCGTATGCTCCGCCTCTGGACTTGTAAGTTTTCACAATCCAACCGCTCTTGTAAGCAGAGGGTTTCTCGTATATTTTGTCCGCTTCTCGCTTAATGCGATTGTAAAGTGCTTGGTCTAATATTATAGGCATATATACTATTAGACAGAAATTAATTACGCTATATTATCCCTACTTTCAATTTCAGGTATTCTTTGTGGTGGGTGAGTAATCCTAAATTCCTCCTCTTCTGCCTCCGCCTCTGTATCACGAACGATTTTGATACAACAACAAGCAACCTCCTTACATTTGGACTTATACGCCATAGAACACAATTTAACAATAACACCTGATAAGGTAGTAATAAAAGCAATCCAAAATACCTCGCTCAACATATACACTATCACGATATTTTCTTTTCTTTGTAAAAACAAAATACACAAGCGTATTTCTCATACCATTTTCTCGCTGGTTCTTTCTCTCCAAGTATCTCCTCCAAGACCGAAATGGTCTCACCACCACTATCCATATTTCGGCTTTCCCATTTACACATTCGTTTTTATATATACTATTATTAGAAAATAGCAGAAAATTCCAAATAATAAGGAAGAGTTCCAGATTTTAGTCCTATTAGATATTTACCATTTATAGAAAATGTAGGTTTTGAGTATCCAGAAAGGGGGGTTGCGGGAGCATTCACAATAAAGGTTTTTCCATAATCATAAGAAATATAGCAAAGTCCGCTAAATTCATAAGCGGTAATAACTCTTCCGCAATCAGTTATACCTACATTCGTCCATTGTTTAGTTCCGCCTACTTGTGCGTCAATATTCGTCCAAGTTGCCCCGTAATCCCAACTCATAAACGCACTATCAGCCCCAGCATTCTCACAAAGTGCTATTTGATATTGTCCGTTTGCCGACATAGCACATTTTTTAAATGAATTAGAGACGAAGGCAGTAGTAATCCAAGTTGTTCCATAATCACTACTATTATGAATGCCGTCAAATTGACTTACCGCCATTTGATATTTACCCGTAGCAGACATAGCAACCGCAAAAAATATACCCACAGAACCAACTACACTAAAAGTAGAACCATAATTGCTTGATAAAGAGCATTGTTTTAACCCACTTACCTCTGCTACTAATTGATATTGTCCGTCAGCAGATAAACAAGCGTCAGCAAAATAATCATACACCCCCGAAACAGCATTAAAAGTCCCCGAATTACCAGCACTTTTACTCATTACATAAATCTCACTCGGGTTAGTTCCGCCCGTATCACTCGTAGCAATAGCATATTGTCCGTCAGCAGAAAAGGCAAGAACGCAAGGTTCAAATGAAGTAGCAGGTGGAGGGGACAAATAAAGTAGAGTATTTTGACCTAATGCTGAAATAGGATTTGTAGGGTTAAAATTAACATAAACAGCGTCCAATATTGAATAAGCAGTTGTATTGAAGGATTTAGACACAGCAAAAGAATTAGCATTAACTCCATAGTTATACATAGCATTCCCCGCTACACTATTTATTGCTCCATAATCATAAGGTATTTCGCTATAAATTAAGGTTTCCTGTAATCCCGCATAAGTATTTGCTTGTTGTTGAGAAGCGACAATAGCAGATTGAACGAATTGATTTGTTGCTACATAATTACCCGCATTTGTTCCCGCTTGTAATGTCCCCGAATATGTAAAGTTATTGCTATTAGTAAAATCATTTGTCCCCGTCCAAGTATTATTACTGCCTAATATAGTAGAACCACCAGCGGTAATTGCTTGTTGAACCCAATCCATAGTAGGTATTTGAGTTGAAATAGTATTAGGTGCTGGAAGTGTGCCTAAACTTGTAGGCAATGCCGAGTTGTTAAAACTTGCTGTTCCACCTACTACGAGTGTGTTTAAAGTTGCTGTTCCAGTAATATTCACGGCGGGGATAGTTTCGCTCCCTTGCCCGAAAGGGAATTGGAGGTATAATTTATTCGCTTCTGCGATAGTTAAAAACTCGCCTTCGCCATTTGTTGTTCTAAATAGTCCAGCGTCAAATATAGGGACATTTTCTACGGGGGGTGAATAAGCACTCATTTATATAATTAAGCAGAGATAAAAATATCAAAACAATAACCAAATTAAACGGGGCTTATGGAACAACAATTCTGGTTGTGTTTTGAACCATAGCGGTTGAGAATGGTTGAGGAGTTGAAACCCTCGCACCACTATTATTTAAAACTTCAATATTGAAATTGTAGTGTGTCTCAACCAGATTTCCAGCAGGAGAAGCGAATGAGGGGAAGGCAGAATAGTAGTTTTTACAATAGAGTAAAATCGTATTAGAATTGAAGACATATTCCATAAAGACGAGAGGGACACTTCCTAATCCGCCAGTATATGGGTCAGGATTAAGAGCGGGTTGGTGAGTTCCCGTGTCTCTACTCGTCATAAAAAAACCGCTGTCGCCCGTTGTGGCTACGGCTTCACTTGTGTTTGCTGTATAAGGGGAAACTATACTCGCATTATTCAATAACACTGGGCTTATAAAGAAAGTTCCATTATCCCAACAATAAGCGTTGTTTCCAGCAGAAGAAGTCCCCCATACACTATTGGTATAACGAAATTGTATCAAATCCCCGTATTCTATTGCGTTGCTCCCCCAAGAAATCTCGCAGAGCCATTGATAAATTGTATCGGTGGAGAGAAGGGGAGCAGGTGAAAAGACCGAAACGGGCAATGCCGAGTTGCTCCCATAGTTGTTTTTTATAAATGAAAAGGTGGCGGGGTTATTCAAATCCAAAGCGGAACTTGGCGTGATTGTTATGGATTGTGCTGAAAGGTTAATAACTGACGAACTTACGCTTTGCGTGGTTTGACTGCCGTCATTTTCTGTGCTAAATAAAGAAGCGTCAAATATAGGGACATTTTCTCGTGGAGGGTAATAAGCACTCATTATATACATTAAGCGAGATAATAATATAGTAAGTTTAGCACTTTTATTTTCTCATTAAGTATATAATGCCTCCCCGAAAAAAGAAAGAAGCAGAAGCCCCAGCGGAAATCGTAAATTGGTATGAGAAAATCCCAAAGGAAATGCTTGATAATGCCGAGAACCCCAACTTAAATATACACCACCTAAAAGTCCCATTTAGAATGTGTGTTGTAGCCCCTTCGGGCAGTGGAAAGACAAATTTCCTTGTTAATCTTATCCACCTATTCAGTCAGGGAACAAAAGGAACATTCGGCGATATAACTATAATCACAAGAAACAAGGACGAACCACTATACAACTTTTTAACTTCCAAATGCGACCAAATCCAAGTCAAGGAGGGAATACACAATCTCCCCCTTTTAGATAAAATGGATAAGAAGATTAACCACCTTGTGTGCTTTGACGATTTGGTTCTCGCCAAAGACCAGTCAGCGATAGAGAACTATTATATTCGTGCCCGTAAGTTGAATTGTTCTGTGATATACTTGTCGCAGTCATATTTTAAAATCCCCAAGATTATCCGCAATAACTGCTCGTATATGGTTATTTTGAAACTATCGGGAAACCGAGAGGTAAATATGATTTTGAGTGAATTTGGACTGGGTGTATCAAGAGAACAATTGCTGGGAATGTATGAATTTGCTACAAAGGAGAAGTTCTCGCCCCTTTTAATTGATTTAGAAGAAGACCCGTTCAAAAGGTTTAGGAAGGGCTTTACGCAGATATTAGACCCGTCCGCTTATAAAAGTGAAATGCCTTAATTTTTATCTAATGTATATGTATAATGTGTTTGCGACCCGAGTGTAAATACATTGAAATAATTGAGGGACTACCCTCCACGATTTTTAAAACTTATATCCACTATGACGCAAACAATAAACCGCTGTGGATAGATTATATGGGACTGGAATTTGATAGGAAAAAAAGTCAAAAACCTGTGCGAAAGGTATATAAACCATTTAATCAATGAAAATATAATCTCGCTAATAGTATATAATGCCTAATATAACTCTTGATTTAGGAATGGAAGGAAAGGGTGCTTTGACCGATAAGATATTAGCAAAGGGGAAAATAAACCCTCGCACTTTGAAGTGGGAAGGCGATATAGACCGATATGTGAAAGTAGATTTACCCTCATTTGGCGAACACACTTTGGTAATGCCCCCCTTTTTTATCGTCAAGAAAAAGGTAAAGAAGGGAGATTATCACAACCGAGCAGGTGTTAAGTGGAGATTAGCAAACCCCTTGACCGAGATAAGAACTTTGGCTACAAGGAAAGGTAAGCCGTCTGTAAATATAGTAAGACAAGCCGACGCAGACGAGATACAAACTCAATATACGGGAGAAGAGGAAAAACCTACGATAGACCAGTTTTCTCAACGAGACCAAAACAAACTGATAAAATATTTTAGGGCTATTTGGGAAGGAGACGCAGACGACGAACCTCTATCAACCAAAAACAAACCGAGAGGTTTCCCCGCAGTCCTTTATAAGAATGCGGAAAAGGCGGGATACAAGGAGACCAAAAACAAGGTGTATCGTAAGAATGAGTTGAAGCCGAAGAAAGTAGCAGAATACAAAATCCCCGCAGGTCGTCCAAGAAGAGGGAGAAGAATTGTTCTTGCGGGTGAAGACGAAGACGAAGACAGCGTCTATGACTGGGAGGAAGTAGGAGAGCCAACCGAAGAGGAAACGGAAGTAGCACAGGAACAGAAGAAGGCAAGAGAGGAACGCAAGACCGCTCCACCTATAACAGACGAGGAAACAGCGAAGAGGTTGGGATTGAAGGTTTTTTACGAGACATTAGTAAAAAATTATAAAGCGGGTGTATCTTCTGGTAGTTTGATAATAAGTATGAGAAATAAAATAACCGAATTAAAAAAGGAAGCAAATAAAGCAGACGCAAAGAAATTAAGTGAATTATCTGCGTCGGTTAAAGAAGCAGATTATCCAACCTATAAACTACCCGAGCCATATAATACAGAAATAGAGACACATAAAGCAAGGGAGAAAGAAGCAAGGGAAAAGAAGACCATTGTGAGAGACACAGCGTTTGATATTAGCAATAGATTACAAGACGGCAGATTGAAGGACGCAAGGTTAGAGAAAAAAACAAAACCAATAGCAGAGCATAAGGCACTCTTAAAAGAAGCAAAGCAGTTTATGGAAGACCACAAGGAGGCAAGGAAGTTCTACGATTTACAGGACGAATTCAATAAATCCCTACAAGAATACGCAAAAATCAAGGGAAGAGGATTTGAAGACGACAAAGACGCAGAGGGAGACAAGGACGACGACGGAGGTTGCGACGGCGAGAGTTCAGGTGGCGGTATTTTGAGTAAGATAGTCAAGACAGCAAAGACGGCTTACCGAGCGGTTAAAAATCCCAAGAAGGCATTTGAAGAGGTCAAGAAGTTTGGTAAGAACCTAATCTACGGCAGATTGGACGCTTACCCTCCGTCAGTCCAAAAGATTATAGACGCAAACAAGGACGCAATAGTCCAGACCATAACGCTACACAGAAAGCCGTTGTCTTCTACTTATACCACACTGATAAGTTTGGCGACGGGTGGTGAGACAGATAAGCGAATAAAAGAGCAACCAAAGGACACGCTATATCATATCAGTATGTGGGTCAAGTTGTCTAATGGTAAGACCTTAAAGGTGGAAAAGAATGAGGTAATCGCTATAAATCCAAATCCAAAGGCACACAAGGACGAGCAGACGCAAGAAGTCCCACCACCACCAGCGGGTTTAACCTTTGGAGATATGTTGGAGAAGGCGAGGAAGGAGGCGGGCGACACCAAGTTCTTTGGATATTCGGCAAAGGATAATAATTGCGGAAACTTTATAGAGTATATATTGAGAGCAAACGGAATGGAGACCAAACAAACAAAGGACTATATAGGTCAGGATACAAAGACAATATTGGAGGGATTTCCAACGCTTCGTAAAGTAATGAATACATTAACTGATATAGCGGGTAGGGCGAATGTGGTATTAGAGGGTGGAGATTTAGGGGAAACGGAAGAAAAATTATCTCACGATACTTATATAGATATGCCGTCGCAAGGAGGTAGAATGTTAGGGGCAACCCATAGTTCAGTTTTTCCAGCACATTCAGGACACCCAGCATTAATGAGTGATATGTTTCCTCGCATACCACAAGCATTCAGTCAAGTATATTTATCTCACCCCAGACCAATTGGAGGTGAGGGATTATACGCAGGAGGACACGGGTTATACGCAGGGGGAGGATTATACGCAGGGGGGAGTAGAGGAAGCGGGTCATACCAAGCCAAACATATTGCCCCCCAACATATGGGGACACCTATGGAAGGTGAGGGCTTTTTGGACGATATAGGGGACGCATTTAAATTCACCTTTTCAAAGCAAGGAGGCAGAGCATTAGGTCAGGCATTTAAGCCCGTCGGTAGTTTCCTTATTCACAAAGGTCTCCCAGCAGTCGTAAGTGGGTTGGCGGGTTTAGGAACAACTCTTGCTACTGGAAACCCCCTCGCAGGTTTTGCTGTGGGGCAGACCGCAGGTAAAGCGTTAGGCAATTACGCTGGTAAGGCGTTGGGAGACGCTACGGGTATGGGAGTTGGTAAGAGACCTCGTATGGTAAAAGGTTCAGCAGAAGCCAAAGCATATATGGCTTCCATTCGCAAGAAGAGAATGAAAGGTGGTGAGTTGCCTCCCCGTTCTCGTGGGGTAATCACTGACCCGTCTTTATTGGGGCAGGGCTTGTATTAATATAATAGTTAAGTGTGAGATTAATGTTAAGAAAGAGATTAAATACCATATCATTATATGATATTTAAGGATTAACAATGGAATTATATAGAGAATGCTATATAAAAATATTTTAGTTTAGTGTTTCCTTATGATTTATGATATTAAATGAAGATTAATATGAATTTTCACTTAATATAAGCAATCGCTTAACAATCGGTTATACAAAAATAATAGAATGTATAAACAACTTCTTTTTCCTCCGTCAAATCATATGTTATACTCCCCTTACCTCTGTGTGGTTTCTCAATATAAAAATCAAAGAAGCACGAGTAAGGTTGGACTATATCGTATATACGACAAGCTGGTTTTATTTCAAATGCCTCCTTATATTTCTTGATTAACTCTTTCCTTAACCCATTAGTGCTTTTAGTAGTCGTCTTGTATGAACTATGTATTTCCGTCATTTATAAACTATATAGTGCTATGTTTCTAAATACCTTTTGGGTCTAAATATTTATATGGGTCAGGTCGCCAATCGGGATATAAAAATGTGGCTTTAAAGTTCTCACTCCTCTACTGCGAACCGCCTCCACTTCTTGGATAGAGTATTTAGCAAATGTTTCCTTGTTATACACAATGTAATACAATCCGTCAGTGAAGTTGAATACAAAGACCAATCGTTCGCCCTTGATACGCTCACACTTATCCACTGGGATAATCGTTGTGGGGTATGCCTTGTATCTGTTTCTTCTTGACTTGATTTCATATTTAGTCGTTTCACTTGAAGCGTCAAATGGACTGAACTGATACTCCGCTTTATCAATCTTCTCATTGAAGTATTCGCTCAATCGGCTTATCACCATGTTCTCTTTCGGCAACCCATACGCAAGGTCAGCATTTAGGATTTCCAATCCATTTCCAGCAAGGTCAGTAGCACGGGTAATCAAACCATTAACAACAAGGTTAGAGTTCATTCTATATATTTAGCAGATACTTTATTTATCGGTAAATAAACGAAAATTAAAATATCCCTAAACATTATAGTATGCCCGACCTTAAAGAGTATATCAAGGAGAAACGCCCGACACTTTCTGCTTCCAGCATTACAACCTACAACAGCATTCTCCGTAATCTTTATAAGAAGGTTTTTGGTGCTGGTGAGATTGAAACGAAGAAGTTTGAAGAGACCGACAAAATCCTCGCACACTTGAAAGAAGTCCCGCCCAATAAGCGTAAGACAATTTTGAGTGCTTTGGTGATTATCACAGACGATAAGAAATACCGAGACCTAATGTTGGAAGACATTAAGGAATACAACCACGAGATAGGTAAGCAAGAGAAGAGCGACAGCCAAAAGGAGAACTGGGTTGCTGGTGGTGATATTAAGACCCTTTGGGACAATTTAAAGAGAAATACTGATTTGATATATAAAAAATCTCACCTTACTCCAAATGACCTCCAACAAATCCAATCTTACATTATTGTTTCTTTGCTGGGTGGCGTTTTTGTCCCTCCTCGCAGAAGTAAAGACCTCGTTGATTGGAAGATTAAAAATGTTGATAAGACCAAAGACAACTATTTAGACAAGTCCTCCATTCATTACAACTCCTACAAGACGGCAAAGTGCTACGGCGAACAAGTAGTCCAAATCCCAACTGCTCTCAAAAATATCATTACCAAGTGGATAAAGGTTAATCCCACCGACTTTCTCTTGTTTGATACTAATATGAACCCCTTGACTTCCGTCAAACTCAACCAGCGTCTCAATAAATTATTTGACGGCAAGAAGGTTGGCGTGAATGCTTTGAGACACACTTACCTAACGGATAAATATGCCGACACTATGGAGCAAAAGAAAAAGATTGATAAAGATATGGCTGAAATGGGTAGTTCTGCGAATATGCTTACAACCTATGTTAAAGAAAAATAACTGGCTGGACGGATAGGACGGATTGGACTGGACGCTTGTTGTTTAAAGAGTTCCTATACAAAAAACCCCAACGGGGCAACCTCGTTTGCGGAATTAGCAAAGCATATGGTAATTGGTATTTTACTATATACTTTTAGAAAGCAATCCGTCCAGTGTCCTATCCGTCCAAGCGTCCATTACATTCCGCTATGGAATAAGGGGGCAAAAGCGGGGGGCAATCTACTCGCCATTTGGAAATTAGCACTGAAAGGTTGCGACATTAGGGCAGGGGGCATTCCCATACCCAAAAGGTTTCCGTGAATACCCACTGAACTCTTCTCCCTATGACCTGCTCCACGAAGACGGATAGGAGTATAAGTAGCGGGGTCTGCTCCCATAGGTCTCCTCGCCATTCTCATATCACCAAAGCCCCTTCCGTAGTTCTCTGCTGTAATGCCCTGCTTTGCTAAATCTGCTTTCGCCATAGGGGAGAGTGAGGCGTATCCACCTATTCTTCGTCCCATTTTCATATCAGCCAACCCCCGACCCACTGCGTCAGTGTAGGGAGCAAGAACCCGTCTGCCTCCGCTGTCGTCATATGGTGTGCTGTATCCGCCTCTGCGTCTCGCTATTTCACCCTCCAAATCGCCCAACTTCAATGAAGCCAAATAAGAACCGATATTCGCAGTTCCAACAGGGCTACTCATAGCAGTCAAAACAGAGTTGGCTGAAAGCACATTTGTATCGGGTGTGCGGGAAGGAGGAGCATTACCACGCTGTTCTTTATACGGGTCAAAGCGGTCAATAGCACCCGTCGCCTTCTTCTCGGCGTAGCCACCCAACGCCTTGCCCGCCCTCTCGCCAAGCGAAGCACCCGCCTTCATTGCGAACGGCACAAGTTCGGGCTGACCCGCCATTAGGGCAAGACCACTCAAAGCAGTAGAACCCAGTGTGCTTCCAATCTGGGGTGCTCTTTTCGCCAATTCACTCACCCCCTGTTTGGCTAAACCCTTGATAGTGGGGACAAGCATTTTCGCACCAACCTTAAATGCCCCCTTTATATCGTCCCAAAGACCCTTTCCAGTCATTTCAACCCCCTCTGGGACATTCATATTGGCGTTGATTTCTTCGGGGGTCAAAGCCATTGTGAATGCCTTGCCCTTTCCAAAAGATTTTGTTATAGGATTATATCTGTCCGCCCTTACTACAAGGGACAGCCCAGTTCCGCTACATATTCTTACATTGCCTCCCTTGCGGAGTTTCCCTAAAACTCGGGGCGAAGGGCGTGAGATTTCTATTGCTCTATACGACATTATAGTATAGCAGTAGAAAAAAATATTTGGACGGCAATCCCTAAATGTTAGATAATGTATATTTTTTATAAGACATTATCTAATTATTAACGCAGAGGTTATTAAACTCTCGCACCAGTTAGAATATCAACGGACACTTCCACCCCGTATTCAATAAATATGAAAAGGTCAATTGCTTTGGAGGACATATTCGTTCCCAAAACATTCACTGATTTCGGGACTGCCTCCTCAACGGGGAGCATTCTACCTACATTCACATAGTAGTAGTTGTAGCCCATTTCAAACTGCTTTTGGTCTATCAAACCAGAAATCAAGCCGTCAGTCATACCACCATTAACGGCATTCTGTCCGTAAAGTTGGTTGATATACTGCTCGTATGAGTAGCGTTCAGTGTTGTAGATTGCGTTCTGTCCGCTGACTTGGATATTGAACTGGGTCAAGAGGCAAAGAGGAGAGGTTGTTCCACCACCAGCAGGGTCAAAAGGGGACTGGATAGGGCTTATACCGCAATTACCCGTTAGGGTTGCTCCGTCTCCCGCTTGGAAGAAGGGGAGAACCAAGACGGACTTGATATTCGCAATGCCGTTGGTAATAAGGTTATTGAAGGTCTGTCCCGTTGTGATTTGATTTACAATCTGGTATTGGTAAATATCGGTATAGACAATCTTTTTAACAGGAGCAGAAAGGTAAGAAGTTTCAAAGACAGGGTTGAAAGTGTAGGCAGGGACATTCAGCAAGATAGAACCACCAAGAGGAGAGTTGGCGACTAATGTGCTTCCCAAAGAAGTTTGCGTGGTATTCAAGCAACGATTACCAACCGCAACAGAGGCAATGTAGTTTCCGCTGGTGAAACCAACCGAACCCTGACCCGCACCCGCAGAGGCAATCATAATGGGGGACACACCACCAAGAGGACTGCTGACCGAGACGGCACTGAATGCGTCAGCAGTTGAAGTGAAGGAGACGGAGGACTGGTTCAAATTACAAGTGAGACGCATAAACACCCCCTTCAATAGAGGCACACGCTCAAAGAAGGCGTGTAAATGCTTCAACCAAATCTGGGCGGTGATACAAACCTGAACGGAAGCACCAGTAGTAGAGGCAACACCATTTACCTTGTTAAAGATATAGGACTTCCAAAGCAAGTTCAAGTTGGAAAGGGTAGTTAGTGTTCCAGCGGAAGTAGCACCTGCGTAGGTCGTTCCAGTTCCCGCTACACCAGCGGGGTCAAAATTCCAACCTTGCTGACGGCGGAGAAGACCAACATTGTAGGGGTCAAACTCGTTGAAAGCACCAGCCACAACAGGGAAAGCACCCAAGTTGCGGTTATTGGAAGTTCCAACACCATTCGTGGAGGCAGTAATAGTTGCGTCAAAACGGACACTTGTTGCGTCGTCGGGATAAAAACCCAACATAGCACCGCTTACCACAATATCGTTGTAGGACATAGAGGTCATTAACTTAAATGAATTCCAAAGACCGCAGTAAGGAGTTTGCTGAATAATAGTAGTTCCGTTGTAATCCAAAGTGAAGGAATGGACGATAGAACCATACCAGTTTTTAAGACCCATTACATAGTCGCCAGAAGTTCCAGCAGTTGCGGGGAGGTAAGGAGTAGCACTCGCACTCTGGGTTAGGGTCATAAGCAAAGGCATAGTGAGGTATGCCTCACGATAGTTCATATACTTATTGGAGTTGGCTAATTGAGAAGTATCAATAACGGACTGATTGCCCTGATAGTTCTGGTTCTGGTTGTCTAAAATACTCAACCAATCTTTACGGACGAAAACGGAGGGAGTTCCCTCGCTCATAGAGGACATATCAAACACGAGAGTATCTGCCGACATATTATATAATATCCCAAGATAAAAAAATCGGGATATGATACTTTATTATTACTAAACCTTCTGGGTATTACATATCAAACTTGATATTGGCGGGTTTCTTGGAAATAGGTTTCACGATTAGGCGGTGTAGTTTTTCGCCTAAACCACTACCCCTTGCGGGATTATTACCAGTTATATTCATATAGTCGTCTAAACTCTCGTAGGAAGACCCTCCACCCGCACCTCCTACATTCAAAAGAACTGAACCCATACCTCGTCCTTCCATTATCTTTTTGCGGTGTAGCCGACCGCTCACGCAAACATTAGGATTGCTTCTGTGTAGCATATTTATATGATATACAGAGATAAAATAAATTAGACATTCCCCTTTAACATTATCTTCTTTTTCAAGTTCCTTAATCTCAAAGTCCCTATCATTAGGGTATTCAGTTGCGTCAATTGCTTTTGAATATCCTGTTCCTTATTGGTATGCTCTGGGTCTTTACAATTCTTCAACTCGGTCATTAGTCGCATTTGCTCCTTCGCAAGGTCGTCGTAGAGTTTGTCTAAATACTGCTCGGTCAAATCGCTCATTTGAAAGGAGGACATTCGCTATATAATTAAGCAAGATATTATTTATTATCATTTACCGCCACTCAATCTATCTCCTAAATCTCCCAGCCCCATATCTTTTGTATCTCTAATCACCAACACAATCGTCATATTCGGGTCAAGAATAGTCAGCGGTTGGAAATTTATACCTAAAATTTGGAGACGGAGTTCGTTGTAAGTTCCGCTTAATAACTTGTTCCAAGCAAACTGGGGAGGATACTCGTTGATTTGCTCTCCAAAACCCACTCTTGGAGAGAGCGAGTAGATAATGCTGTTGGGAATAGCATACTTGTTTTGAATATTGGAAATTGCTAAATAAACAGAGGAGTTGGGTTGGACTTGCGGTGCTGTGTTGCTTGTAAAGGACAAGTTTGTTCCCACACCAGAGTTGAGTGGGGTCGTGAAAGGCACTGGGGTCGTGAAGCCCAATATCGCATTCAAGTTTGCTGGGATTGTGAGGGCAGGGTTAAAAGTGGTCGTGGGGAAACCAACCCAACCAGCAGAACCACTTGCGGGGTCGGCGACTGGGATACTAAAACCAGAGGGTAGAGTAGTTGGGACGGGGAATGTGTTGATTTGAACGGCATATAAATTGGCGTTGATTAAGAACTCGGCGTAATAAACATTCTGTCCCGAAGCATTGATAAGGTAAGTTCCGTTCTTGATAAATTCATATTGGAGAAGGAAATTCAAGTCGGCAACCTCATACAACCCCGCTGGAATAGTAATAGAATAGGTTAGGGTCGTAGCACCATTCGTCCATTGGTAAGAGAATGTATTGTTGGCGAGGGGCGAGGAGTTGATATTTTCCCAAGAGTAATACATATTTACATTCTGTATCGCTATTTCGTGGTGCGGAAAAGACACGGAGTTAGGAAACTTATAGACCAATGTGTTATTCTGTCCGTTGGCGACTATGTTGTTTTGGTTGAGAACAATTGTTGCGACCATTATATAATATTAACAGAGATTATTTTCTCGTGTGTTCCTTAATAATTCTTTCATAAGTGGAATAACACCCCCGAGAAGAGGGCATAGGGGAGGTTATATTGTTCCCCCGTAATCCTAAATAATATGCTGTCTGGTTGCCTCCCGCAATAAAACGGGGTTGAAATTCGCCACTTCGCATTTGCGTAATGTTATGGGGGAGGTTCGGGTTGAGAACCTTTGCGTGAAACATTTTATACATTACAGCGAGAAATTTATTATTGCTAAATCTTTTTAATGACCCAACGCCAATAATTCGTGTAGGATTTCGTTCGCTTGTCTCTTGGGAATACGACCCTCCGCTACAAACTTCATTAGCATTACCTTAAACTCCTTCGCAATCTTGGGACTATCGTTTCCAGCAATAATCTCCCCTCTCAAAATATTAAAGCGGTCTTCCTCTTGTTTATCTTCACTCTTCATTACGGGGATTGAAGGATTATCCACATTACAGGTCTTGGTTATTTTACAGAGTTTCTCCTTCTCCGCCTTATCAAGGGCAGAAATATCCTCGTAGGACGGCATTCCCTTACCTACAAGCGTCTTTATCACTTTTGCTAATCGGGCAGAGACCTTCTCCGTTGGGAGCGAGGCAATTGTGTTTCCGCTGGGCTGTCTAAAAGCGACTATCCCTTCTCCCTCCAATCTGTGCTTGTTGATAAAATAGCGACCAAACTGCGTATATGGCTTGGGCTTCTCCATTGGCTTATCTACCAAGTGAGCGATTGACTGGCGGTATGGTTTCTCCACCTTTGGCTTCGCCAACCCTTTACCAGTCATTTTGCCCTTGATAATAATGCCCTCGCCCGTCGTTCCGCCGTTCGTTTGAGCCAAATAATCGGCGAATGCTACATTGAGTTCTCCGTTGGTTGAACTATCGCTGGAAAACAATCGGGTTGTTCCTCTTCGTCCTTGTCCCGCTCCATACCCCCTACCGCTCTGCCCTGTAAGAACCAACTCGGGGTTCTTGGTTAATCTCGCATTCAAGAATAAAACCTTGTTGGCTTTCTGTCTTGTTCCAAAAGCCCTCCACTCGTCTTGGGTTAAATTACGGGGCTGTCTATCATATATTGCTTGACTTGTTTCGGGTTGAGCGGGGGAGGGGGCTGGGCGGTCTTCACCCGCACTTTTCGCACTCTCTTCAAAGGTCGGCTCTGCCTCCGCCTCCGCCTCTATCCCTCTGTTTAAGGCAAAATAATCAGCGATAAGTCCTCTAATATACGCCATTTGGTCTAATACACTCGGTTCAAGAGTAATTATACCAGACAATCTACTCAAAGCACCTTCGGTATAGCGTCTGTCTCTGTTCGCCATTCCAATATTAATCTCGCCAATAATATCACTAATATCCTTGTTGGACGGCAAGTTGCGGAATATATCATTACCAGTTCTATTTATATCTGCTTGGACTTGCGGGGGCAACGAGGCAATAATTCTCAACTCCTCTGGGCTTGGAATAAGTGCCTGATTTTCAACCACTCGCTCACCCAAAATAGCCGTTGGTATTCCAAATTGGCGTTCCACCCGCTCCAATAGAGATTTCAAGACAACCCAAATCTGCCCTCTCGGCAACCCATAAAGGATTTGGGTATTACTCATTATAATTGCGTCTCCGCTTGATTGCTGTAAGCCCGTTTCAACTCCGTCCGTCAATTGGAACTTCTGTATCAAGCGATTTAAATAGGCAATAAAGGCACTGGTCGGCACTCCCGTCGCAAATTGTCTTCTCATATCGGGTTCTATCTGTCCCCAATTATCAACGGCAAAGCGTATCTGGTCTGTGCCTAACTCGCCGATAATCTGGGAGGCAATCACGCCACTTGTAGTGGTGCTTAACTTGGAGCGTAAATCCACTTTGAGTGCCTCAATATCTCCCGCTCGTTCGGTTGTGGTTCGCATATCGGGCGGTTGGCTCGGTGTCTGCCCTGTGTTCTTGAAAATCAAGTTCGCATTCTGGTTCTTCTGGTCGTTAGACGCTTGAAGACGCAAGTTGGATAGGTATTGCTCCCTATACTTCGCTCCGTCAAGTGGGTTCTTCCTACTTCTTGGGTTCATTATATCTACTAATGAGAAAATATAATGATAGAAATCTGCTAAATCTAATAGAGAACTGGTCTGCCCTCCGCCTCTTCGCTTTTAATCCATTCGTCTTGCTCGGGGGATAGTAATACTTGGCGGTCTGTGCGATTATCCTTGACGATAGTTGTAGTGGGGTCAAACTCCTCATTCAAAATATCCTCATTTACCAAGCGGTTAAACTCGTCCAGCATTACCTTTTCCCAATCTTCCCCTAAACTCTGGATATACTCATTCATTAATCGGTTGAACTTTACCTTCTGGGAATGAGGCAAGTCCCTAAACTGCGAGAGCAATGGTCGTCCCATTCGCTTCATTATAAGCACCATTAGGCGGGTTGCGTTCTCCTGCGTGAAATCTTCTTTGCTAAACTTCGGCATTATAATATTAACACAGATATTAATATTGAAATTTTTGACCTATTTATTGGCGGGGTTAAGGGATAAAAGGTGTTAAGTTGGACGGATAGAGGGGCTGGACGCTTCGGGACACATTGGACGGATAGACGCTTGGACTTGTCGTTTCAAAAGTTTTCTATGAAAAAGCCATTTCAAAAACCTTCATTTTTGGAAAATGGTGTTTTTTTTTTTGGCGTTCCTGTGGGAAACTCTTTATACTACAAATATATCCGTCTATCCGTCCAAGCGTCCAGTATCCGTCCATTATACTACCCCCTTTAAGAGAAAAAAAGGGTTAAGAAACCCCCCTAATGTTATAGTAATTTATATTGTTTTTATACGGAAACGGCAGTAATGGGATTTCCATTTGCGTTGGTAGGGGGAGGAGGCAACCTCGTCTTTATTCCCAACCAACCCCGAGACCCGCCTTTCTTTGATTTTGTTAGTCCAATGGCTTTCAATTCAATAGCAATCTTTTTCGCTGAAATATCCCCATATGCTTTCTCCTCAAACACCTCGTGGATTGCGTCGCTTTTCAAGAAATCCGTTTCGCAGTTGGTAATCTCAAACGCCGTAATGATAAACTTACGCAAGTTGGTTTTGTTCGCCTCTGGGTCGTCGTCGTCGTCCTCGCCAACCACTGGGTTCAACTCAATCTTATCAATACATGGCACGGCGTGGGATTGGTATGACTGAACCATTAACATTATAAAGGCATTACACCACTCCTCCGTCTTACACTTGTCCTTGATAAGCGGGTCGCCAACCTTGAACTGCTTTAAGATTAACTCGTTCTCACCCCTCGCAATCATTCCGTCAATCTCCTCTTGGGTCTTGAACGAAATCGTAGAGTTGAACTCACAGCAAGTTTGGAGTGCGTCGTCATTCGTCAGCGACGGGCAGTCATTCGCCATTACAATCATACGGGCTTGGTTGTAGAACTCGGTAATGAATATATCGTAATTGCGTTTGCCTTTGAGCGGGTCGCCACCTGAATTGAGTTTCTTAATTATATCAGCATTCATTTTGATACTCTTGTTCTTGGGCGGGGGCGGGAGTTCTTGCGAGAACACCAAACGGCAGAACTGAAAGTCCATAGCAAACGCCATTTGCTTTTCGGGTTGCTCCTGTTTCAGTGTCCTACTTGAATTACACAAAAGGTTCTGTGCCTCCACCGAGCCGTGATACGAACCCAACGCACTTTTAGAAAGGCAATCCACCACGCCCTTACCACAATTGCGGTTGCCGATATACAACGCCCAAGTTTTGTCCTCAAAGTGTCCTGCGACCCCCCGAGCAAAGAACGCCAACGCTTTATCGCAGTCAATCTCGCCAAACAGGTTGGAGAATATCTGGGTTTTAATGGTTTTAATAACCTCTGCGTCGGGGTTCGCAAAATACTCGGCAAAGTTGCGTTCTATTTGAACGGGTGTGTAATAGGGGAAATCCACCTCCTCCCAATTGTAGAACTTGCCTTTGGCTTGTGTCTCGGCATTCACATAGGTTAAATCCAATACGCCGTCCATGAAACACAACTTGCCTCTGGTCGTAGTGATAAACTTTTGTAGCAAGGTATTATCCTCGCCCTCCACAATCAGTTTGGCGTAGAGTGCCTCACGCAATGCCTTTGCCCCACTCACATTGGTAGAATAGGGTTTGGGAGAGGGATTTTTACCGCCCGACATTTTCATAAGGTTCGTCTTGTTAAGGATATAGTAAATGAGGTGATTATCCACCTTTTGTTTGGAATTGACCCATATGTTCGTCTGCTTAAAGAATATATTACCGCCACAGAACTTGAACCTGTCCTTGATTGCGTCATATATCATTTCAGCACCCTCATTGTCGTCCTCAATAACGGCGGTCAAATGGACGCTTGACGCTTGGGACACATTATCGTCCTCGTCCAAAACCTCCTGCTCTGGAATAGCAATACCATTCACCATTGGAATATCGCTCATTGGAACGGCAACAACCATATTGCGTCTTTCCTCAATCAACGGCATTATAACCTCCTCCTCGTCAAACTCCTTACGGACAAAGGTAATGGACGGCATTCCAGTTTGCTTACGAACAAACTCGTTCATTTCGGCAAGGTGAAAGTCAAAGTCGGTATAAGGAGCAGGGTGAGGAAAGGTAATTCCGTCCAAACCCCAATCACATACGCCTTTTTGAATGAGGTGATTAGCGACCAAATATTTATACGCCTTGTAGGTGAGTTCGTTCTCCAAAACACCGCAGAAATAAGACATTACACGATTTTTGCGTTTCCAATCCAAACCCTTACCCTCCGCAATCTTAGGTTGAGTTTCTTTAATATCCTTACACACAATGTCCTTGATTGCCTCGTTATTCAAATACACGAGGTCAATAATCCTTTGAGTGTCTTTGAAAAACGCCGAATAAAAGGGGTGGGGCTTTTCTCGGTTCTTGATTTCTTTTGGGGTTCGCTTACAAATTTTCTTGCCGTCCTTGCTCCAAGACCCCTCCACAATATCCTCAATCCACTTTTTGTGTCCCCCACCATAAATCGTCTTGTTAAACAACCACTTTATATCTTTTTTATCAACCGCCACCTCGCCCTCAATGGAATAGTAGGCAGACATATCCGCAACAATTTTATCAAAATTTCCCTCCAACAAATACTCCTTGTATGCTGGTAAATCCACCTCGTTCGCCTCCGCAACGGCAAGGAGCAATGTGGGGTGTCCCTTTCGCTGGTCTATATCCACCCAGCCCTGATATTTGAATATAGTATTTTTGATAAGACGAGGTTGCGAAATCAACGCAGAATAATATTTATTGTAGGCGGGATTAACCTGCCCGTTTGGATACAGCGGGTCAGGGCAGTCAGCATATCTACGACCAATCTTATATCGGGGAGAATATTTGACTGGGAGCATATTGGTTGTGCGGTCAATCCTATTAACCAACTTGCGAAACTCGTCCTTGACCTCTTGCGACAACCTATCGTCGCCATTGTGATTTAAAATCATAGTCGCCAACTCATAATCAATCTGTTCTTTGAACTCTTGATTGAAATCAACATACGCAGGAACTTTGTCTAAATGAATACGCCAGTTAGTTAGAAACTTCATTCTTATAGATACTACCAAGATTATATTTAATACCTTTTATCCCTAAATATTTAAATCAATTTTTTATAGAATTTCGTATTTGCCCTAATATGGGACACATATGAAATATTGCTTAATTAAATGGTCTGGGGTTCTTGGGTGATTTTTAGAAAGAGGTCAAGGGGCAACTTTTCCTTAATCTTGCGGAGTTTGTGAATGTCGGCTAAATACTTGCCGTATTCTTTTAGTTCCTCCGCAGGTAATCCATTCACCGCCTTACAC